AATACCAATCGCTTTCTTTGCTGATGCATTTGGATTCATAACTCAACTACCAAACAATCATGGAACTCTGCAACATCGTAATGGAGTTTTAAGACTTGCAGAGGCTTGTAAGTGTATGAAGATTGCGATTGTTGACCCACTTGCACAGGTTCTTATGCAACCTGTAGGAGAGATGGGTTTTGATATTGCAGTAGGTAGTATGCAAAGATTTGGTGTACCTATGGGATTTGGTGGACCACACGCAGCGTTCTTTGCAATCACAGATAAGTATAAGAGAAAAATACCTGGCAGAATCGTAGGACAATCTGTAGATGCTCAAGGTAATAAAGCACTAAGACTCGCATTACAAACTAGAGAACAACATATACGAAGAGACAAAGCAACATCTAATATTTGCACTGCACAAGCTTTGCTTGCAAATATGGCAGGTTTCTATGCTGCATATCACGGAGCAGAAGGTCTTAAAAATATTGCAAATCGAATATTAATTTATAGAGAAGTTTTGTTAACTGGACTATCTTGGTTAGGTATTGAAGTTGACAAGACAGAGGGATTTGATACAGTGAGATTTAAAAGTTTTCTTGCAGTTGAAGGATATAATGTTCGATATGAAGATGATCATACTATTATTACTTTAGATGAACTAACAACACTTGACGAAATCAAAGAATTGTTAAATTCACAACAAGATTTGGTTAACAAATACGATACTATCGATCATATTGTTGAATCTGTAGGTAGATATAAGTGGAAAAACATACCAGAGAGAACAAAACCTTGGTTAAGGCAAGATGTTTTTAATCGTTATCATAGTGAAACAGATATGATGAGATACATCAATGAGTTAGTATCTAAAGATTTTTCACTTGTAAATGGTATGATGCCACTTGGAAGTTGCACAATGAAACTTAATGCAGCATCAGAATTGATGCCAGTGAGTTGGAATGAGTTTGCAAATATGCATCCATTTGCACCTGACCATCAAACACTTGGTTATCAAAGAATTATGTTTGACTTACAAGAATGGTTATGTGATATAACTGGTTTTGCTGAAGTATCATTACAACCAAATGCAGGTTCACAGGGGGAGTATGCAGGACTATTAGCAATACAAGAATATCATCGAAGTAATGGTGATACAAATCGAAATGTATGTTTGATACCTACAAGTGCACACGGAACTAATCCTGCATCAGCAGTGATGGCAGGTATGAAGATTGTTCCTGTTAAATGTGATGATGAAGGAAACATAGATTTAAAAGATTTAGAAAAGCAAGCACTTATGAATTATCTTGAGTTGTCTTGTATTATGATTACATACCCATCAACTCACGGTGTATTTGAACCAACTATCAAAGACATCTGTAGAATTGTTCACGAAAATGGAGGACAAGTTTATCTTGATGGTGCAAACTTAAATGCACAGGTATTACTAGCAAAACCTTGTGAGTATGGTGCAGATGTATGTCATATGAATTTACACAAAACATTCTGTATTCCTCACGGTGGTGGTGGTCCTGGTGTCGGTCCTATCGGTGTTGCAGAACATCTCGTTCCTTTTATGCATCATCGTGTATCAGCAGCAGTTCAAGGTAGTGCATCAATACTTCCTATTAGTTGGATGTATATAAGAATGATGGGTGCCGATGGATTAAGAAAAGCAAGTGAAGTATCTTTACTTACAGCAAACTGGTTAGTACATCGTATTGAACCATTCTTCAAAGTATTATACAAAGGAAATAACGGGAGAGTTGCACACGAATGTATCTTTGATGTAAGACATTTTGATGGTATTACTGCTGAAGATGTAGCGAAGAGATTAATGGACTATGGTTTTCACGCACCAACATTATCTTGGCCAGTTACTGGAACAGTGATGGTTGAACCAACTGAAAGTGAATCTTTATATGAACTTGAAAGATTTGGTGCAGCAATGGTAAGTATTCGTAGAGAGATTGATAAGAACAAAGATATCTTGAAAAACTCACCTCACACTGCAAGGGTTGTAAGTTCAGACAAATGGGAGTATAATTATAGTCGTGAAGAGGCAGCGTATCCCGCTAATCAAACTAATAAGTTTTGGCCAGCGATATCACGAATCGACAATGTTTACGGAGATCGTAATCTTGTTTGCTCTTGTGAAAATTATTTTGATAATGAAGATGGAACTAAAAGATTGGTTGAACTCAATTAACCAAACAAAGAAAAATTTAATAGATGAAGACCCTTTAGTAGAGAAAGATTACCCACCATACATAATCAATCGTTGCTTCTCAGGACACTTAGATGCTATCCTTTTTGCGAATGAAATGAATAGGTATAATTTCTTACCAAAGAAGATGCAATACGATTTTTATATAAATACCCTCAGAACTAAGAAGAGATTCTCTCCTTGGCTTCGTAAGGATATGATCAAAGACCTTGATTATGTGAAACGTTATTATGGTTATAGTAACGAAAAAGCAAAACAAGCTTTGAAGATTCTGACAAAAAAACAACTCAACTTTATAAAATCTAAATTTGATACTGGAGGAGCGAAATGAGTGTTGTTAAAGAACCTGAAGTGGCTTGGTCTCCCGACCAAATGATTGAAGTTACATTAAATGAACCAGATGATTTCCTAAAAGTCAGAGAAACTCTCACAAGAATTGGTGTAGCAAGTAGAAAAGAAAAGAAGATATATCAAAGTTGTCACATACTTCATAAACAGGGAAGGTATTATCTTGTCCACTTTAAAGAACTTTTTGCTCTTGATGGAAAACACGCTAACCTTACTTCTAATGATGTTCAGCGTCGCAACCGTATTGCTCAGCTTCTTGCTGATTGGGGATTGGTTGGTGTGGTCGATGTAGTAAGAATACAAGACATCGCACCTTTAAATCAAATCAAAGTGTTGTCATATAAAGACAAAGGAGATTGGATATTAGAGACAAAATATAATATTGGAGCAAAGAAAAAGAAAACAGATGAAGAGGGTTGACATCCTCTTTTTTTGTGCTATACTATATTTGTTGGACGCAACATGGGAGTGACTGAATAAACTTACTGGCAACCGCTGGTTAAGGTGATGAGACACAGGTGGTGCTGCTGCTCGCAAGGGTAGAACCGATCAACCAATCGGGTCTCAGGCAATGACGTATTTACTTACTGTAGTAATGCCCGTTATTTGTTGGTATACAGGAATCCAACCTCCCTCCTTTTTTATATGAAGAAATTTATTTTTGACGTAGACGGAACTTTAACAGAAAGTCGAAAACAAATGGACATAAGTTTTATGTCTGAGTTCATAATTTTTTGCTGTAAATTTGATACCTACTTAGTCACTGGAAGTGATAGAGATAAAACAGTTGAGCAAGTAGGACTTGATGTATATAATCGTGCGAAAAGAGTTTTTAATTGTTCTGGTGCAGACATATACGAAAAAAATTTTAATGTTCACAAATCTGATTGGACACCATCTAAAGAGTTAATTTCTTTTTTAAATGATGAATTAGATTATAGCACTTTTCCAACTCGCACAGGTAATCATATTGAAAGTAGACCTGGCGGAATAAATTTTAGTATTCTTGGTAGAGGTGAAGGTAATATGGAAGGTAGAAAAGAGTATGTGAAGTGGGATAGAAATACTCATGAAAGAGTTTTGATTGCAGATAGAATCAAGACTGAGTTTCCTGATTTAAATATTCAGATAGGTGGACAAACAGGATTAGATATATCAAATGATGATAAAAGTCAGATATTAAAATATTTTAGTCCTTTCGATGAAATACATTTTTTTGGTGATATGATGGAGGAGGGGCAGAATGATTATCCTTTAGCGAAAGCAGTACAAGAGTGGGGTGGTCATCCGTACTCTGTGAATAATTGGGAGGATACCCGAACTCAACTTAAAAAATTTGTGGTATAATTAGTAGTGTCGCCTTCGGGGACAAAACTTACACTCGCTTATTAAAGGAGAACTATGACTTACTTACAAAAGTATCACACTGCTAATCTTCCAGAATTAATGAAGATTATTTCTAAGAATGGAATTGGTATGGATTCATACCTAGATAATTTTTTCAATTCTTATGAAACCACAACAAACTATCCACCCTACAATCTTATTCACGTAAATAATGTTGAGTCAATACTAGAAATAGCACTTGCGGGATTTAGTAAAAATGAACTTCATGTTTATACTGAATATGGAAAACTTATTGTTGAAGGAAAGAAAAAGGAAAAAGAGAAAGAATCCGAGTATGTCTATCAAGGACTGGCTCAGAGATCTTTCAACAGAACCTGGTCACTATCAGAAGATATTGAAGTCAGAGAGGTTTTATTTAAAGATGGATTACTTACCGTTAAGTTGGGTAAGATAGTCCCAGAACATCATGCAAGAAAAGACTACCTATAAAACATCAGGTGTTGACATTGAAGCTGGTAATGCTTTCGTTGATAGACTAAAATTAAAAGTACCTACTATCGGTGGATTCGGTGGTATGTATAAGGTTCCTCGTGGATATGAGGAACCTATTTTAGTTTCTGGTTCTGATGGAGTTGGAACAAAGATTTGTATATGTAGTCGTCTTAGAGACTACACAACTATTGGTATTGACTTAGTTGCAATGTGTGTAAATGATGTTATTACTTGTGGTGCAAAACCATTATATTTCTTAGATTATATTTCTTTGAATACAATTAATCCTGTTGTAGATGATATTATGACAGGTATAATCAAAGGATGTGAATTAGCAGATGTTGAACTAATCGGTGGTGAAACTGCTGAACATCCAATGACTTTTGATATTGACCTTGCAGGGTTTACAACTGGTATTGTGGAAGAATTTGATATTATAGATGGTAAATTAATTAAAGAGGGTGATATTATTATCGGTATTGAGAGTAGCGGTATTCATAGTAATGGTTACAGTTTAGTAAATCATTTAGCAAGAGAGAGGAAACTTAAAATTACAGAAGAATATTTAACACCAACTCACATTTATACTTCTCTTGTACAAGAATTAATTAATGAAGTTCCTGTTTTAGGTATGGCAAATATTACTGGTGGAGGTATTCCAGAAAATTTACCACGTTGTTTACCTGATGGTTTAAAGGCAGATGTAAATTATAACTCTTGGAACTTACCTAAGATATTTCAAGATATTATGTTAGCAGGTGAGATACCAGAAGAAGAAATGAAAAAAGTTTTTAATCTTGGTATTGGTTATTGTATAGTTGTTCCAGAAGAGAGTGAACAAGATGCTCACGATACGATAGATGCGTGTGGATATAAAAGTTGGACAATTGGAAATGTATGCAAATAAAAGTATTTGATAATTTTTTAACAAAATCATATCATCAAGAGATATTAGATATGATGTCAGGTGATAATTTTCCTTGGTATTATTATGATAATATTTCAGTAGAAAAAAGTAATAATCTAAATGAATATGGATTTTCTCATATGTTTTGGGATAAAGAAACAGGACAGAGAAACTCTACTC